TGTAGGTATTTATGGAAGCACTTCTTAGGAAAGTCAATTCTACCTTGCATTAATTTTTTTGTAGCTTGAATTCTTTTCTTTGGTTTCAAGTAATGTAGGTTGAGTCCCCAGAACTCACTTCTACTTGCTTTTAAAACATATACAAGCGGAAACTTATCAAAATAAGGCAAGTGTTTCATCTTTGCCTTGTATTCAAACATGTACATGTGACCTTGCACAGTATATCTACGGAGTTCATTGGCATCTTGCTCTTCTACAGCACCAACGTTGTCACTCTTTTCTTTTAAGATATACTTATTAAAATTTTTATTATATGAACTAGCTTCTGCTTTTACTGCAGCACGATACCATGCTAGTGATTTCTTTTCTCCTGCAGTTTTGGCACTAATTTTTTCAAATAGTGTTGTTGCCATTGTTTCATACTCCTAAATGATCCTCGGTTAGTATTAAGAAATTCATCTGCCTGTCTTCACAATACTCACGAGCAGCAGACCATTTAGTTTGGTTCTTTGCGTATGTTAATGCAGCATTACGATAGGCAGCAGTTTTTTTATTTTTAACATTCGGTGGTTGTGTTTGCTTTTTGGGTTTTATTTCAATAATATATTTTGTGAGATCCATAGACTTTTCACGAACTTTAATGTAAAAGTCTGGATAATATCTCCTCACCTTACCATCAGGAGCTCTGTATGGTATAATTATTTCTTCACTTCCCCATTGTAATATATTAGGGTTATTGTCACAGAACACCATGAACTTTCGTTCCCATAGCGACCTATAAACAATATTTGTCGGGTTGCCACGGTACTTCTTTGGGTTCTTAGGTTTAAAATACCCAGAGTATGCCATAAATACAAATGATCCAACATATTTATTTAGCGTGTCTATCAATACTTTCTTAGCTACAATGAATGCCAATGGCGGTATGTCACTAGCAAATCATTTTGTAGTGGAAATTTTAGAAGAAGATGGTAGACCCGCTGAAAACAATATATTCAAGTTTTTATGTGATGAAGCACAGTTACCAAATACTCAAGCAGCAAGTGGAACTCTTGAAGGTAGATACACTGGTGAAGGTCAAGTAAACTATCCACACACCCGTGTTTTCACAGAAGTTCAACTTGGATTCCAGTGTGATGCTAATATGACACCATTAAAATACATGAATAAGTGGTACAATGATATCTTCAATGAAGAAGTTATAGAAGACGCAGTTTCATTTGAAGATAGACGTATAGAACCATTACCAGCAAATAGAACTAATAGATTAAAGTTTCCAAAAGAGTATTGTAGAACAGTTAGGATTACAAAAACTGAAATAGGTCCTGACAGTCAACCAGAGAGAGCTTCTATGGTTTACTTACTAGAGAGAGCATGGCCATTTGCTATTGATGCTGTGCCATTACAATTTGGATCTACTTTATTAACAAAAGTTACATGTCAACTTTATTACACTAGACATACAATTATGCATAATAATATTACATTGACTGTATAGGTGCACCAAAATTGACTTTTCAATTCCATAAAAGTGGGAAAATTTTTCCCGCTATTTTTTTGTTTAAAAAGTCGCTAAATATAAATATGACCTTGGAGTAGATATTATGGCATTGCCAACAATGGATTTACCAACGTATGATTTGGTAGTTCCATCAAATAAGAAAAAAATTAAATTCCGTCCTTTTTTAGTAAAAGAAGAAAAAGTACTATTAATGGCGTTAGAAACGGATAATGAAAAAAATATTAAAAACGCCGTATATGACCTATTAAAAGCTTGTATTACCACAAGAATTAAACTTGAAAGTCTTGCAACCTTTGATCTAGAATATATTTTCCTTAATATTCGTGCAGTTTCTGTAGGTGAAATTGTACAAATGAATATTACCTGTCAAGATGATGAAAAAACAGAAGTTAAGTATAATTTGAATCTTACTGATGTTGATGTATTTTTTCCAGAAGGACATGAAAACAAAATCATGTTAACTGATGATTTAGGAGTTATTATGAAATATCCTTCTTTTGACGGATTTATTGAATCACAGTTTACTGAAACTAAAGATTTTGATGTAATTAAGGTTATTGCAGAGTCTATAGATCAGATATTTCAAGGAGAAGAGGTATTTGATGAATCTACTACTAGCAAAAAAGAATTTATTCAATTTGTAGAGAGTTTGACTAATTCACAACTAGAAAAAATACAAACATTTTTTGAGACATCTCCTAGACTTGAACACAAGTTTAAGGTGACTAATCCTAATACTGGTGTTGAATCTGATTACACTCTGAGAGGATTGCAAAGTTTTTTCGGATAGCACTCTTCCACAATAGTTTGGAGGGGTACTACAAAACTAACTTTGCTTTGATGCAACACCATAAATACAGCTTGAGTGAACTTGAAAATATGATGCCATTTGAAAGACAAGTATATGTCTCATTATTAATGCAATACTTGGAACAAGTTAAACAAGATCAACAAAAACAAAAGTAATGGCAGCAGGAACCGTAGCATACACTGATACCACAGGTAATAAGGATTATCTGGGTATGATTGCAGGTCAAATTGGGAGGCGTCTTAAAGAAGCTTCCGATATGGCGTCACAGGAACGTGCCTATGCATCACAAAAGGCAGAAGAAGGTGGAACATCATTAGAAGAAGCAGGAATAGGTAAAGGATATTTTTTTAAGAGAGCCCTTGGTTCAAGATTTGGTGGAGATAGAATTGCTAGAACCAAGGGCAGAATGGGTATCGGTGGTGCTGGAACCGATCCTACAGGAAATTTTAGAAGTAGATTTCGTGGTGGATTTGACTATAACGTAACTAATGAAATTCAAAATTCTGTTACTGCACCTGTAACTGGTGCGTTAGTTACAGGACTTCGTGGTGTAGAGAATGGGTTAATACAAATATCACAATCGTTGAATGTGTTAGGTTCTGGAATGAATGACCTAGCTAGAGCACAGCAAGAAACAGCAAAACAAGCGATATTGAACGGTGCATTTATGCAAGCGTTCTTAAACCACATGCAGAGAGAAGCAGCTCGTGGTCGTGCTCGTAATGAAGAGAGAGGGTTAGAACGTCGTGTAAGACAAGGAATGGGTGGTGGTTTTGGTAGTGGTGGATCTGGTGGTCGTGGTCGTGGTCGTGGAATGATCAATGTTACACCACCAAAACCTCCTATGAATAGAGACATCATGGGAGGACTCACTAGTTTTGGTACTTCTCAACTTTTAGGTAAGGAAACTAAAACACTTAGCGGAATCAAAAAAGCTAAATCTGCAATATCAGATATAGTTCCTACATTATCTCAATCAGCAGTTAAAACTGCTGGTAAAAAAATAGCTGAAGGCACAGCTGGAACAGCAACTAAACAGATAACAAAACAACTTGCACCAAAAGTTGCTCAAAAAGCAATTCCCAAAGTTACAACGGGAGCAGGTAAGTTACTTGGTGCTACTACTAATGATATTTTGAAAAGTTTAGGTGCAACTGGAGCAAAAACAAAAATTAAAGGTTTTCTTACAGGATTTACACCAAAAGCTCTTCTTCCAGCTGCTGGTCAAACATCAGGAACAATAGCAAAGAAAGCTGCAAAAATGGTGGATATAGTGGATCTAGAGGATGTGTTATTTAAAAATGCTGATGATGCTACAAAAGCATTGAAATTTATAGATGATGATATGATTATGAGAATGAATCCTGATGAATTGATGAAATTTGCTGAAGGAAAAATGGATGCAATAAAATTTATGGGTGGATCAAGAGCAGAAGCATTAGGTGATATACAGTTAAAAACTGGTGGAATGATAGACAATGCAGATGAAGCTGCAAGAATATATGGTGATCTAGTAACAGGTGGTGGTCTTGCTCGTGGTGCAAAATTCACTCAAAAAGAAGCAGATGGCATCATAAGATCAATGATGAGTGCAAATGATTATGCTAAGTATACAAAAGTAGCAAATCAACCTATGAAGCAAGCAGCAAAATCAACCTTTACTCATAAATTGTTAAAAGCACCTAGGATTCAAAAACAGGTAGCAAAGTCAGGAGCAAAGGCAGCTGCAAAAACAGGAGGAAAAGCACTTCTTAAATCAGGTCTTAAAAAGATTCCCGTTATTGCTGGTCTTGCTGGTATAGCATTTGGTATTCAACGTGCAATGGAAGGTGATCTTTTAGGTGCTGGTCTTGAAATTACGTCTGGTATTCTTGGTGCAACTGGTGTAGGTGGTGGTCTTGGATTAGCAATTGACGGATTTTTGCTTGGTAGAGACTTGGGTATGATGCCAATGAAACATGGTGGAATATTAACAGGAGAAACTAATGTTGTAGCAGGAGAAGCAGGAGACGAAGCATTTACTCCTTTAACAGGTGCACAAGGAATGATTGCAGGTTCAGTGTTTGGTGAAGCATCAGCAGAATCACTTGTCAATTTCTTTGCAAAAAGAACAAATAAAGGTGCACTACCAAAAAGTTTACTAGAAGCATATCCAAATCTTGATCCTACTAACGCTCGTGATTACATGAAGTTAAAAAGATTACAAAAAGAGTCAGACTTTGTTTACTCTGGAGCTAACAACCCTAGTGAAGGTGCCAATGTATTAAATGAAGCTTCAGCAAAAGCAGGTAATGGAGGTTTCGTATCAATGCCGACTACTGTTATTAATAATTACAATGCTGTTGCTCAAGGTAATTCTGGTTCGGGAACCACTGGAACTTCTGCATTCCCATCAGATTATGCAGTATTTGCTGCAAATTATAGTTTAGCAAGTAAGGCATAATGGCAGAACAACATTCTTCTGAAGCAAAACTGATTAGATGTATAATATCTAAGGTTGGTAAAAAACCATTCACACTAGGTGAGGATATGGTTGGATATTTTGACGTACATGAAAGTATTGAGTCACCATTTATGACAGCGTTTTTAACAATAAGTGACTCAAAAAATTTCATAAATGATTATCCTATTGAGGGTGGTGAAAACATTTCAGTAGAGGTAAAATCCACTTTTAGTGAAGCACCTATTGTATACAATAACTTTGTTGTTGATAAGATTACATCTAGAATTGTAAAGAATAAAAAACAAGTATATGTTTTAAATTTAACCTCTGCAGAAGCGTTAATTAATGAAGGTGTTAGAGTAATGGATCCTCTTGAAGGAAATGCTGAGGGAATTGTCAAAAAATTGTTAGGTAAAGAATATCTAGCTTCTACGAAGGAGTTCTTTTCAGAACCATCTAGATTTGAGATTAGAATGAATCCCTCTAGAGATAGACCATTTGATATCATCTCAAGACTTCTTAGAAAATCTGTTTCTGCTAAAACTGATTATAGAGGAACCAGTAGTACAAATACTACAGAAACTGCACAACAGGTAAAAGGTAGTGCTGGGTTTCTTTTTTGGGAAACTCGTAGAGGATTTATGTTTTTCTCTGTTGATGCAATATGTGATGATGCAGAAGGTAAATTTTCTGCACCTAGATTAAATTATGTTCGTCAACTGACTCAAGACGAAACTGATGACATGTATAATAAAGATCTTGCAGCATGGGGTCCTTATGAAGAAGAAATAGCAAATAGTGAGTTAGTTCCTGATCAAAGATTTTTAATCAAAGGTGCAGGATTTACAACAGAAGTTGATTTGATGTCATCTTTTAGAAAAGGTAAATATTCTTCACTAATGGTCTTTTTTAACCACTCAACTGGACAATATGAAGAATATGTTTACAAAATTAAAGATAGTTATGAAAATATGGCACATCTAGGAGGACAAGAAGCTATCTCATTAGTTCCTGCTAGTCAAAAAGGTGAATTATCTGATTTCCCAACTAGAATCATGACTATGTTGTTAGATCATGAGGCATGGTATAATGAACCAGGCATCGCTAATCCAGAGGATGCTAAAGCAACAGATCCAAACAAATTTGCGGACTGGCAAAAATATTATGCAGCACAAGGAGCTGCAAGAGCTGAATTGCTAAAAAATCAAATGGGTGGTATGGACATTCCTGGCAACCCTTTGATATGTGCAGGTGATAAGATTTACATTAAGATTGCAAGTAAGTTAGCAGATGAGCTGAGAAAAACAAAACCTTGGGATGAAGAAAGTAGTGGAACATACCTTGTCAAGGAAGCAAGACATGTGTATAATTTTCTTAAAGGTGTTAACGGATCGTGCGATACTAAGTTAACATTAATGAGGGATTCTTATGGAGTTAAGGATATCCCTTCCAATCACGGCAATAAATAAATTAAGGAGGTACTATTCATGGAAAGTATAGAACAACACATTGCTCTAGATAAAAAGATTGTAGAAGATCCTTTAGCAAACCCTGCAGCACGCAGACATGCAAAGGAGGAACTTCATGAACTAGAAGTTTATGCAGAGCATCATAAAGAAGAAATAGAAGCTGGAGATCATCATGATCCCAATGCTTTAGAACTATTTTGTGAAATGCACCCTGACGAACCAGAGTGTCTAGTATACGACGACTAATATGGATGATGCATTATCAAGACTTATGCCAAACCAGAGAATCGGGTATGACGGTTTTCCATGGTGGGTAGGTCAAGTAGAAGGCACCGCCAGCGATGAAGAAAACAACAAAGGCGGATACCGTTATAAGGTAAGAATCGTAGGAGATCATCCCTCTGATAGGGAGATTCTTGATACGGGTAAATTGCCTTGGGCTACTGTGATGATGCCAGTTAATGTTCCTTTTATGCCTGGTAATATTGGTGGAGGTCATCCTCAGCTAATACCAGGTTGTTGGGTAACAGGATTTTACTTAGATGGTGATAGACAAAAACCAATCATACTAGGTTCTATTGGTGTTGTGCCAGGTGCAACATCTACAATTAATGACATTGAACCTAATACCACAAAGGCATTTATAACAGGTGTAAGATCTGGTCAATATGCTCCAAATCCTGTCACAGATGGTGAAGAAGGTAAAGATGGCACTGCTAAAACTGGTGGTGGACTATCTGATGGCACAACTAGAGGTGATGGTGAACAGCGAGTAGATGCAGGAACTAAGAAGAACGAAGTAATTAAAGACGAGGATTGGTGTCAAGTTACAGCAGAGAAATGTAAAGACGTTGATCTAAAAACACAAATGACCAATGTCCTTGCTCAATTTTTGTATGACGTTCAACGTAGTAATGGAAACATTGGTACGTATTACACCAGTAAAATAACAGGTCGTGTCAACAGTTCAATATCAGATGCAAGAACGTATATAAACAAAGCAATTTCTGTTGTAACAGAATTTCTTGCTAGAGTCAAAGGATATATTGTAAGTAAAATTCAAGATGCAGTTGATAAATTAGTAAAAGCTTTATTAGCACCAGATAAAACAGGTAATAGATTAACAGGTGTTACAGAGTGGTTTAATAACATCCTTGATGATTTGGGATGTAAGATGGCAGATTTAGGTGACAGATTAATTGAATGGTTAACAAACTTATTGATGAATTATTTGATGAATATCTATCGTGCTGCTGTTTGTCAGGTTGATGAGTTAGTAAATGGAATCATCTCAAAAATTCAACAGTTGATGTCTGAACTGTTTGATAGCATTTTAGGTCCTCTTCAAGATATTCTAGGTGCTATTGCTGAACCACTTAACATGATCGGAAATGCAATTGCATAT